GAGTACCGTGACAGTGTCTCCGATTTAATCCCGGTCTTCGCTCTGTTCTTAACATCCCATTTCACAAGCTCCAGAACACCTGCACGGACATCAGCCGGATACTCTACCTTTGTGATCAGGTTTGTACTTTTGTACATCTCACGATCAACCCTGATAAACTTGTCTCCAATCTCTGTAATGGTGTACAATCCATCATTCACCATAGACTGTGAAATCTGGATTGTATCACCAACTTTCAGAAAATCTGACGTTCCGTACAAGCAATCACCAGAGCTGTCGGCAAAAAAACGGACAAAGCGATTTTGGAAATTATTATGCGTGTATGCTCTGATCATAAACTCGGCAGCATTCAGTTTTTCTGCAATTACTTCTTTATTTTGCGCTGTAAATTCCGGTAATTTCATCATCTCATCAACTGCCAATATCATCAGATCACCTTCCTTTTAGACTACTGCAGTACCGACTTTTGACTTGATAACTCCCATCTTCACATTCTTGCTGTTGAATTTCAGCTCATAGTTAGCTGATGTACCAAGTTCTGCAAATGTTGGAGAGTCTTTTGCAATATTGTCAACCAGAAGTGACAGACCATTCGGATGAAGGACCTTACCCTGTTTGGTATAGAATTTGTCAATACCTGCAGATGCCTCTGGATCGTAATTGGTTGTATACTGATTCTCATAATTTTTCTTGTCGCAGGACAGGAACGCACCTTCTCCAAACAGATAAGTAGAGAATACAGCATCAGCTGCAGAACCAGTCACTGTAAACCGGTCGGTCACAAGGACGTGCTTACCGGCAATAGTCGGAAGAGTAACCTCTTTCTGGATTACACCATTGACTACATATTTGTCAAAATCAACAAGTCCCATTTTCTGATATTCCTTGTAGATCATGGAATGCATAACCATCAGACCGAGTCCGCCAGCCATATCCCCAAGTGCCGCCTGTTCTGCATCATAAACAGTACCAGCTTCGATGTGTGTAGTGGTGTTCTTTGTTAAATCAGTCACATGATCTGACAGTTTAGCCACTCCCGTTACTGCCTTTGCAATATTCATTAACTCGTTTTCCCATACCTGCTGATAATATCCAACAATCTTACCTTTAATGTTTGTCATCGGATCAGCACCGGTCAGCTCTTTTGTAAAGTCTTTTGCCTGGAATGCTTTCATTCTCTGGATCATCATACAGGTCTGTTTACTTCCGGAAACTTCAACCGGTGTATTGTTGGTCATACCATCATTATTCAGTGCCTCCATTCCGTCCTCATTGATATCTAACGGCTTGTAAATCGGAATTGTTGCCACATTTCCTTTTTCTCCAATCAGATCCATAATACTTGAATCTTCCTGGATAATACCTGATGCAATAATTGGATTTTTCCAGTAATCCGCTTCCTGCATCATGCCTGCAAATACTTCTTCATCAAATGCAAATCCACCAAAATTTCCTTTCGGCATTCTTCATCACCTTTTTAACCTTTCTTAATGTGTATTTAACTGCTTAAATAAATCTGGATTTTCTTCTTTGAGCTTCATTCGCTCATTGAATCCCATCTTCAGGAACTGTTCTTTTGTGACTGTCTTATCGTTGTCACCGTTTGGAAGATTATTTTCAAGAATCTTTCTGTTATTCTGCTGATTGCCGTTGGATACCTGAAACATAGCCGGATGTTGTGTTTTAAGACCTGTGATCAGATCATCCTCTCCCTTGATTTTTCCATCCTCAGTGAGTTTGATTTCACCTTTTTCCTTTGCCTTGAATACCAGATAATCAACATCAACCGCACCTGCTGCAACCAACGCAAATTTCAATGCATTTTCTGTTTTCAGTTCTGCATTCTCTTTCTTAAGGTCTGCAATCTCTGTTTCATATACTGTAATCTTTTGCTGTGTAGCTTCGTCTTTTCCGGCTGACTTTTTCAGTTCTGCAATCAGCTCATTTGCCTTAGTCAATTCTGTAGTCTTTCCGGCAAGGTCCGTTTCAAGACTGGTATATTTGTCTTTAGACACGTAACCACCCTCTGAGAGATCAGCAAAACGAACGTGCTTCAGCTTATCTTCCTGACCGGCATTTACTTTTTCAAGTGCGTCGTTAATTGCTTTCAGTGCTTCAGGCTTTTCTTTTAATAACTCTTCCAGTTTCATAATCTATTCCTTTCTTCTCTGTGGCTGTGTGTCACATCATGTCAGTTTATATTCCATGACAAGGGATATTATCCGGCATCAGTTTAATCGTCATAAGCTTTTTTTCGGACAAAATAAAAGACACCCTTGCGGATGCCTTAAAAATACTATTTAACCCATAATTGGGAGATAATCAGGATCACCGAACCTTTCTATGATACCAAGTGAGTATGCAACGTTTTCATGGTATTCTCACCCCTCTCTGACCTCATATAACGTTCATATAGGCAATAAAAAAGCAAAGGTGTAAACTTCTTCGCCTTTGCTTTTTTATTGCCTGTCTTTGAAGAAATCAACCCATTCAGGATTTTCTTCATCAAAGATTTTTTTCTGTTCTGGTGACAGGTTGTGCGGATAATCAG